AGGACACTATAACAATCGTATCCTCTGCTTGTGCATATTAGTCATAATCACTACTAAGACTACCGCCAACATCTCCTGCAATCGCAAGATTATCAAAGTTTGGAATTGTTATAATATTGTTCATCGTTTTATCCAGTGTATTACCCATAGAAGAAATTCCATTGACAAATCCTTTTACAACAAAAACACCTAGGGCTTTCATGACACGGGATGGTGAGTGGATTTTTAGTTTTCCTTTCACTGCCCTTGTGAGGATATTAGCCAAATCTTTTGCCGCCTTATTTAAGGCTTTCTTGTTAGATTTAGATGTTAGCCCCTCCACAAAACCTGCAGTTGCTTCTTTTGCAATTGTATTCATTTTTGTTTTCAGCTTATTCAATTCGCTCGTAACTGCGCTATTATAATCTTTATCAATCTGATCAATATAAGGCTTATAATATGCTTCTGCACTAGAATTAGCTGTATTCATAAAAGCTGTATAATCTTTTCCATATTGTGTTAACCACGCATCACTTTTCTTTAACAGTTCTGTTGTATATTTCAGACCCTGTGCAGTATCAAGATTCTGGATATCTTTCATGAGATCATACGGAAGCACCTTTTTAAGTCTCTCCATATTTTTTGCAAGCTGTTCGACCTGCTTTTTCTGTGCTTTAAAATCCACAATAGAAATAAACCCATAACTATCTGAGCTAAAAAGATCTCCATAATCAACCAATTTACTCTTATAGCTATCCCGATCTGCAACAATCGCATCGTATTTCTCTTGATATTTCTTCCCAAGAGCTGTTAACGCCTTATCTGCTGCATTGATTGCTTTTTGTCCTTGGTTCTTTATAGTTTTGCTCATGTCAGATTTTAGAATCTTTCCAACCTTCGTATAGGCCTTTTTAAGTTTTGGATTCTGTTTTTTTGCTTTTTTGATACCAGTGTCTATTGTCTTGTTCAATGATTTTGTAACACTGGATACTTTACTATTCATAGACGATTTATATTTATCGACTGCACTGCTTGCAGCATCTTCGTATTTTCGTGTCTTTGTAGCTTTCCTCATTGTATCAATAGCTGTTTTTACCAAAGTCTTACCTGCAGATTTCACATTGTTTATTCCGCTTCTGATCCCAATTGCAAGACCTGCTGCAATGTATCGACCGTCTTTCTTTGTAAGTTTTGATGGGGAATGAATCTGAGCTTTTGCCCTAATTGCCTTTTCTGCTGCTGATACCATTCTGGATGCTGCAGCTTCGATCTGTCCAAGGCATGACCTCATTCCCTGCGCAAAACCTTGACTGATATAAGCACCTGCACTATATGCTCCAGATCGTCCTGAACGTAATCTTGAATTTGTGCTAGATACAGCTTTTGAGGCAATGGCTGGTCCTTTGCTTAATCCACTTTGCATGGAAGAGGTGAATCCGCTTCCCATCTTCTTTCCAGATGATTTTGCAGCATTGGCCGTACTAGACATTGATTTTTTGATTCCAGATAGCGCTGATGTTGCTTTCGCTCCCATGGATCCAAAGCTTGAATTTACAGATGTTGATGCTGCTGATAGAGTCTTCATGCCGTTTGCAGTCTGTTGTATGTCGGAGCCTTTACGAGAGATTTTTCCAATCCCGATTGCTACTGCCCCAAGGCTTTTTGCAATAGATCCTATCGATAATCCGGAAATCATCTTGATTCCTTCGGCTACACTCTTAAATCCAGTTCCTGCATTCTTCGCAGATTCTCCAACAGACTTGATCACACCCGAAATTCCATCAAGTACACTTCGAAGCCCTCCGCTGATTGCGCCAACGACAGTTTTGATAACATTTCCAAATGCAGTAAATCCCGTACTTGTTACTGTAAGCGATGTTCCAAGTATTAAAAGCCCGGCTCCTGCTGTCGTAGCTCCTACTCCTACTGCTAAAAGACCGGCTCCAAGTACAACGCAACCAGCTCCTGCTACCAATGATCCAGCCCCAAAGACAACCATACTTGCTCCAAGTGCAGCGATTGCTACCGCCCCTGATGTTCCGTATTGAACAACTGTTGGCAATACTCCTGCAACAACTGATAGCGATGCAGCTGCTAATAATGCTCCCGCTCCAACAAGGACAATCGCTGTTCCAAAAGCTATAAATCCAACTGCCCCTGCTGTCATCGCTGGTCCAACCGCTCCTGCGATTGCCATTAATGCTCCAACTGCTACAACCATTCCTGCCATGCAAGCAATCGCTGGTGTTCCTGCATTAGCAAGTGCGATACTTGCTGCTGACATGATCGTTAGTCCGGCTGCAACCATTAATATTCCTGCTCCTAAAGCTCCTAAAGCTACTGCTCCAGCTTGTGCTCTTGCTGGTGTTTGAGAAAATATCTTCATTGCAGCCATTCCGCCAATTACAAGTGCAGCCAATGCACCAGTCATCCCAAGCATTATCCCTATTGCCAATCCGCCGGAATTAGCTAGTGCAATACTTGCTTGTGCCATAATCCCAAATCCAGTTGCAACCATTAAAACTCCTACGCCTAACATCATTGTACTTTTTGCCATCGTTAAAACTGACTTATTGCTTACTTTAGCCGAATTTCCTGTGGCCACCTCGCCTGCTGCTACCCCAAAAAGCTTTGCTGCAAGTCCTGTAATTCCTTTTCCAGCTAACGATAAAATTGATTTCGTAAAGCTTCCTATCCCAGGTGCAAGAGTTTTTACAATTTTAAATGCTTTAAACCCAATTAATATCTTTGGCAACGTTGTTATAAGACTTGCAATCGCTCCAGAATGTTTTTCCGCAAAACCAGCTAGAGCTTTTAATCCCCCTGAGATGCTATCAACTACACTTTTAAAACCAGACACAGATTTGTCGGATCCAAAAGAGCCGTTTAGCTTTCCCGTACTTTTTCCAATAGCACTTACTGCAGAACCGAATGCTTGTCCCACTTCTTTTGCATCTGTTTTAAAAACATCCCAGTATTTCCCTGCTTTTGATGCGAATCCTCCTATCTTTGTTGCTATTTTATCACCATCTACTTTATCGAGAAGGTTTGTGATGTTGCTAACTCCTTTAATCGCAATGCTGGATACTTTATCAAACGCTGGCTGTAACTTATTAGATGCTGTTTCAGTCAAGCCATCCATTGCCTGTCCTACAGTCTTATATTCTGTTGCCAATTTGGTAAACTGTTTGTTTGTTCCAGTTTTTGCCACAGCATCAAAGAAATCTTCTGTTTTTATTTTTCCATCTTGAACATCTTTAATTAACTGTTGCGTAGATTTTCCCATTGTTTTTGCAACTGCTGCAATACCTGCAGGTGTCTGTTCGACCATCAATTTGAAATCCTGCCATTGTACCTTAGGCTTTGCTGCCATCTGAGTTGCTTGCTGTGATAAAGTTTTCATTGCTTGTTGTGGATTTTCTGCAGCTGCTGCTAATCCGCCAAAACCCTTTACAAGTTTTGTTGTGCTTTTTGTACCAACTGCATCTAACTGTGCATAAGTAGATGCCATATCAGAGGAACTGTAGATTGTTTGTTCTGCAAACTTTTGAAGCTCTTTTTTAGTGCTGACAATCTCTTTTCGTGAATGATTATTCATTTCCATATTGCCTTCAAACGTTTTCCATGCAGCACTTGATTCATTTAAACCGCTAACAATTTCAGAAAGTCCAGAGGTAACTACGGATACGGCTTTATTTCCAATCGCCATCATTGCTCCGAAGCCGATTCCTTTTTTTAAAACAGCACCTAAGGATTGTGTCGATTTTTGAGCTGCTTTCATTCCGGCTTCAAAACCAGCATCTCTTGCCGTCAATATTGCTTCAACACTATATGTTTCTGCCATCAGCTCTCCCTCCTTCTCAACAATCTCTTCATCTTTTCAAATCTGTCTGGTTTATTCTTCTGCTTTGCTTGTTCAATCGCATCTTCATAGTCATAGAACTTTTTAAATGTAGGATAGACAGGCCTTTGTTTGTTCTTTCCTGCTTTCTTTTTTGCTCGTACAGCAAAATTAAGAAATGCCTGCAGATGGTTTCGATAGTCTTTATCTACTTCTTTTAATCTTGCCGCTTCAGCCATGATCTCATATTGCGCGATCGTCAGCTGATCCACCTGATCAAATGATGTAAAACCAAAATACCGGAAGCAGTCAATTGCTATCTCCCGGTACTGTTCTTCGAAATCTTTTATTTCTCCTGTTTCTGTTCCTTGATCGCATCTTGAATCTCCTGTGTCGTTTTCTTGGTAACATTTGCACTCTCTAAGAAACCCAATACTGACTTAAACAGTTCATCAAGATCTGTTGTTTCATCTTCAATAAACTTATCTAATTCTTTCTTTTCTAATCTAGGTGAAAATCCTTTATTAGCAATCAAAAGAACATCCTCTAATGCTTCAATATCTCCATCGATCACTTCTGCAATCTTATATCGCATTCCAATCTCTTTTGTTTTCCCTTTAATGTCTTCTACTGGAACAGAGAGAGTTTTATTTAGCGCTCTCATAAATCCCATGCCAAAATTAAACTCGTAAGTTGACTGATTAATCTGTAATTCGTACATGTTATATCCTCCTAAGCTCCTGTTTTTGGTGTGTCTACGAATGCATATGCCTGTTCCTGCTGCTGTGTTGTCACAGTTACATCTCCGTCTGCACCTGTTCCGTTAATACCAAACGTTAAGGAAACTTCTACAAACTCATCTGCATTAGCTGTGTATTCAATCTCTGTTAAATATCCCTGAAAATACGTTCCTTTGAACTTGTTATTTCCTGCTTCCGCTGGCTCTGCTAAATTTGCTTCCCAGATTTCGATCAACGCGTCGTCATCCAGTGCCTTCTCTAATTTATTAATTAGCTCATCACCTTTCTTCAAAATCGATGTCGCTGTGATTTCCACTTCTGCAGCACCAGGTGTTCTAATAGAACCATCCTTTGTCGCAGTAGAATCAGCATCTTTCGACTTAGTACGGCCATTCTCTGTTGTGAATGCCAATGCTGTACCACTCTGTGTTGGTGCTTCTGATAAAATTCGGTACAGATAAACAATCTTTTTACCTTGTACCGCTTCATTTCCAAAAAGCTGTAAATCTAACATTGCTACCTCCTAATTAAATGTAAATTCTAATTCTAAAACCCCATGCATTAGGGGTTCTTTTGTTGTTGCGTCTGAGAGGACTCTTTGATTCACTCTTACAAGACCCCAACCAAAATTCTTTGTTTCTCCGATCTTGTAGCAGATATCTTTGATTTCTAGCAATATCTTCGATAGTGTTCCTCTCTGTCTTGGATTGTTATGCCAGACATGGATTACCTGACTAACTGCACCAAAGACTGTTGTTTTATTTGCCTGATCATCCTGTGTGCTGTCAGCAAGATAAATAAAAGGATACGGGGTTCCATCTGGCGGTAAGAATGTATCATACACACCAATTCCCGTATCCTCATATTTTTCTTTTAATTTTAACAGCAGCGCAGTAAATAGTTCCTGCTGTGGATCCATATTATTTCATTACCTTTTCTAAATCCTTTTTAAAAATCTGCTTCTGCTCACCTAGCGCCGGGCGCACATACGGTTGCGATTCCATAAAACGTGTTCCATATTCAACATATTCTGCATATTCTGTTGTCGGTGCTACAACCGCAGTTAAACCGCCATCTTTGATATTAAGACCAATGCTTCTCTTTAATGCCCCAGTATCTACAGGAGCATATCTCTGTGCTTTTTTCTGCAGATCAGCCCCATTCTTTTTGACTACTGTCTTTACTACGTTAAGATCCATGTTTTTTCTGAGCTTTGCATTTAACTGATCTAACCCATTTACCTTGATACCACTCATCACTGCACCTCCGATACAATAAATGTTTGCTTGGTCCTAAGTTTCCTTGAGTGATCAACTTTATAGATTTTGTTTCCAATTCTAACCCGATTAAACGGATGATCATAATGATTCTGTAGCTGAACCGTCAAACTTCCCTGTTTGATTGTTCCATAGATAAGCTGCATCATTTGCGTTGATGTATCCATGACTGCTGCCTGCTTAGCATCTTCACGTATAGAATCTTCTTTATAATCTCCTGTTTTCGGATCATACTCTCCTTGCGTCAGTTTCTGGAAATAAACCGTCATATCATATCTCATAGAAACCTCAACTTTCCTCGTTTTGCATCTTTTTGCATTTCTAAATATGCCCGAATCTCATCCATAAACGGAGCAAAATCATTTGCGGACGCATATGACTGTGTTTCTCCTTCAACATTATGACTTGCCAGTCCTTCGGATCCGATGCGATTAAAACGAATGATCGCTACTTCGATAATGATGTGTTCCATCTCATCTGGTGGATCTGCGCCGCCAAGAAGCAATCGAAGCCTCGATTCTACAGAATCTAAGATCAGCATCAGTTTTTCGTCCTGTGTGGAATCCTCAAAACAAAGCATTATCTTAAGCTTTTCCAGCATTCGCTTTCTCCTTTACTTCCGCGATTAAAGGAACTCCCTGAGCGTTTCCGCTGCTAAGAAGTTCCTCGATTCTAGTTTTATTTGGCACTGGATCTAATCCCTGTCTTGGATATGTATCCCCAACGTCATAGTGATGATACACTTTGCCGCCTTTAATATCTTTATAATCCTGTAGATCATGAAATGCTTTTACTACCTCATAAGCCATATCAGCACCTCACTATTCTTTCGCAGCGGACACTACATCCCCTGATCTTACTGCTTTATAGTTACGATCACACTCAACAATTGTCACATGACTGCCTTTTGCTGCTGTGATTTCTGATACTCCATCCCATTTAGACCAGTTCTTTACATCCATGCCGTAAGTTACTGTTGTTGCCGCAGATGCATTTATTTTATATTTAAATGTATTTTTCATAGACATGAGCTGTTCATCCATTGTGATCGCTGTATCACCAGCATTTGTACCTTCTACTGCTGTAAGATGTAACTCTCCAAGAGTCTGTGTATCTCGGCTTCCAACACTTGTATATGCGATTGCATCTAGATATTCGCAGAAAAGGCGTAAGCCCATGATTGCGAACAGATCTGAAATCGCTCTTTCGTATGTTCCCTGTGCGTGAAATCCAATAAATCCTGTTGTTGGATCTGTTGTGTAAGATAATCCAGCTTTTACAAATTCACTATCTCCTGGATCGACGTAATAAGCTACGATGTTGTTTAATGGAGTTGCAATTACAACACCTTCTGGAATCTCAGAGCTGATAAATACTACATCAGCACCTAAGAAATTCTTCATGTACTCAAACCCAAATGCTGTCTGCAGTGTAATATCTGCTGCACCTAGGTATTTGTACACATCAAGTGTATTAACCCATACAGCCACACCCGTTGCGGTTCTTTTCATCTTCTTGAATTTGTCCTTAACTTTTCCGATAGACATTGCAATCGCCATCTGCCATGTCGTTTCTGATCCTGTTAATGATCCAGCTTTTAACTGCTTGTAGAATTTATCACTAACCTTATTTTGAAGATCTGATTTAAATTCTTCGTCTGTATCATTGACAGCAACATCATATCCTTTTTCTGCAATTGCTTCCAAAGATACGCCTTTTCGATACTTTTCAATCTTAATCGTATCGAATACCTTTTCTGTTACTTTGTACTGAGAATATGGGATTTCTTCTCCCTCTCCAATATCTCCTGATTTCAGTTCTCCTGCTACTTCTTTTGTTTTTAAGGCACTTCCATTCTCTTTTCTGATCATCCTTGCGATACCAAGTACATCTAATAATGCCTGAATATTCTTTCCGAAAGATGTTACAAAGTCAATTTCCCTTGCCTTTACTTCTAAGTTTCCCTGTCCAGTCATTCCATCTTGTGTTGCAAATAACTGCAGATCTAATTTATATTTTCCCATTTCTTCTCCTTTCTTTACTGGAACAGATTGATATTTTCTCGGATCATCTTCTGACGTTCAATCGGGTCTTTAATATCCATAATCTGTTCTTTTGTGATCGTGTTTCCACCGCCTGTTCCTGCTTTTGGTGGTTTTCCTTTGATCGCTTCTTTAACTGCTGCCTGCACAGCTTCTTTGTACATTTTTGCAAATGATTCAACTGCTGTCTTAGTTCCGTCTGCATCGTCTGCTACCAAATTACCAAGAAGCTCATCTGGAATATTGATGTCTTCGTCCGCTAACATCTTTCGTGCTGTTTTCGCAAGTTCGGTTCTGGCATTCATCTTTTTCAGTTCTTCCAGTTCTTTTTCTGCTTTCTTCGCACGATATTCCGCTTTTTCTTCTTTGGTCATTTTAGCAAGCTTTTCTGCTTCAGTCAGCTTATCGTCAGTCAGTGCCTTCCATTTTTCCTCTGATTTGGTCACTGCTGTTTTGATTGCTTTGTTTACTCTGCGGTCAAATTCTGCCTGATTTCCTTCTTGCGCTAAGAAGTCATCAAACGACATTGGTTCATTATTTCCACCTTCTGCTCCGGATCCATCGCCATTCCCGTCTCCGGTCCCACCGTCATCTCCTTCTGTGAACAGTTGTAAAAATAACTTGCGTTTCTCCATGTTTACTCCTTTCGCCCTGATCCGTCTCTTCCAGATCATTGCTAACAAAAACTTAGTTTAACGACTTTTCGGTCATAATAGTTACACAATCCGAACATGATTCGGATAAGCATCTGCAATGCTGCAAATACCAATAAAAAAGGAATCTATCAAAGTTTTCGATTTCTCTGATAAATTCCTGTATTTGATAAAAGCCTGTCCAGCTTTTAAATCGTATTCTATTTTGTCGTCGGTTAGATCATGAATCGACTTTACTATGTTCTGCAATAACATCGACACCGATGCACATATAATGTCTCTGCCATACTCTGCATAATTTGCATGGCCTACTACTGTGATTTCATGATCACGCACTTTTATTTCTATCATTTTTTGTTTTTAGCTCTCTTTCGAAGTCTTTTAATTATTTTGTTTAAATCTTGTTCGGCTTGTACCAACTCTTCTTCCGATAAATTAGCGTCTCCTATAACTCGAAATTTTGGAATGTCATCCTTTATCATTCTTTGTTTTTCTTCTTCTGTTAATCCTTTATAAATATCTTCATACGCCATATCTATACCTCTCGTAAAAGAATATACCAAACTCCATCTACTTTCTTTTTACTTAAAACTTTAAACCCTGATTTTCGTTCATATAAAACTTCTTTTTCATCTAGTCCGAGCTGACTAATGTCCCTTCCTTTCTTTGAATTTTGAATATAAATCACAATTTTAGCTTCTTCATTATATCCTTTCTCTTTCGATGTACTCCAGTATTGATCTATAATGATGTCTTTCTTTTCAACAAATTCTTCCACGCATTTTATTATTCTTTCTTCACAATCTGCATAACTAGAAAAATCAACCGCTCTAACTAAATCCCCTTCGTATTGTGGCACTTTCGTTAATGCCGAGTCTAAATGACTGACAAATTGTTGATCTTTTTCTGGAAGTTTCTGTGGGTCTTCACATCTTCTCAGCAGATCATTGATTGTATAAGACTCAAAACTTTTATATTTCATTAAAGCGCTCAATTCATCTTCATCTAATTGAATTTTATCATTTCTGCTTTGTGCTTTCAACTGCTGCCACGATTCAAAATCAAGTCCATGCTCCGAATACGTATCTAGCCATTTCTCATAATCATTATCATCCATATGAGCCGCTGTACTACAATGACAATACGGATGCATTGGCGGGGCATTTTCTCCGGGCATCATATCCTCGACTTTAAATACCTTTCCATCCAATGATCTGCATTGACTGCATGCATCCGCTTTCTCACATGCTATGTATTCATACTCTTCAAAGCCATTCTGTATAAACGACTGTTTCTGAGCTTCTGTCTGAACTCTTGCAAGTTCTGTAACCATCAGCCTCATTGCGTTGCTTTCACTGATTCCAAATCGTTTTTCTAAATGTCTTGCCAGTACACTTGGATGCTTTCCTTGAATCAATCCTTCTTGAAGAAGTTTATCAATCTCTGATTTCAGCATTGACTGATGCGCCCAGATACGTTCTGACCAAGTTGCATTTTTGTAAGACGCATTTACGATCACTTCTGCTTTTTCGCCATTGTTCTGAATTGTCTTTCCAAGAATACCTGCTTGTTTTCGCATTTCTTCCTCTGTCCGCTGCGTAAATGCGTCTCCAAAAATCTTCTCGAGTTCATCATAGCCACCAACTAAATGCATTCCAATATTAGCTTTCAACAGCTCTAATCGATTGATCTTCATCGCTGCATTATAATACCGCATTTCATCATTTGCTTTCTTTGAGAGATCTTTGTTCTTTACATAGCGTTTTGCTTTCTTAGCATAGGCTTCAATATCAATCTCTGAAATTCGTTTCTTAGCTTCCGCCATCGTGATTCCTTCTGATTTCGCATATTTTACATAGAATCCATTGATCTCCTTTTCTATATTTTCAAGCATATCCGCATAAATATCATCTAATTTCTTTTGATACTCAGCTTCATTTTTGATATTCAATTTTCTCTGACGTTCTTCTCGCTCTCTCCAGTAATTTTTACTGCTCATCTGTCTTGTCTCCAAACATCTGCTGCATCACTACATCTCTCGGCTTCTCCTCTTCTTTGTCTATACGTTCAATCTCTGTCCTCGGATTATCCACAACACTTAAGACTCCGAGCTGTGTTTCTTGTGACACAACGCCAGAAAGATTTTGTGCGATCTGACTTTCTTCTAATAGGTTTGCTGGAACATTTGGTGTGAATTTATAATGCAACTTCACCCAATCATCTTTTTTCATAGCATTTCCAGGATTGCTAAAGATCAGCTTATATCTTCGATTCATTCCAGAGGTAAACTTTCGTTCTTTGGTTTTTCTAAGGTTACTCATTCCCTGCAATTTATATGCCATTGCAATACCCGAACTTGTTCCAAAATTTTCATCTGAAATATTGGCTACCATGGCAATTAAAAATATCAGATTTTGTAATCGATCAAGTAAGTTTTCCTGCGTCGTGTCTCCGTTTGGTTTCTGTAAGAAATCAATGATTACACTTTCGCCATCCCCATCAAAGTTGATCACACGGTCTGATCTAATATGTTTCAATTCATCCTCATCTAGCAAAGTCCCTATAATTTTCAAATATGCATCTGCAAAATAATCTACATCATTGGCTTTTTCACTGATTGCTTTGTTGAATGCATTAATTATGGACATCACCGGTTCAAATATTCCTTGGCATTCTTTATTTTCACGATATTCCGTAGCTGGAACCCCATTAAAATAATGTAATTGTTCTTGTTCATTCCAAACAATCTTTCCTTTTATAGTAAACCATCGAACTTTTTCTTGGTCCGATACACTTCCATGCAAGACATTATCCTCATCCCTATATAGCCGAACAAAATAGCGTTCACGTTTAAGTACCGAATCATCATAGATCATAAACGCTTCTGTTGGATCTAAATATATAATTCCGACGTTTCCATCTTCATCGTTATAATACATTTCGTACCCTTTTCCATAAATAGAGCAAATCTTAGACAATTCTGCATTGTTGTCATCCTGATCATTATACTGATCAAGGAATTCTATGTATTTTTCAATCGTTTCCTCTCCACCATCTACTATGATTTTGATTGGATTTCCAATGAAATACCCGTTCATTGTGTCTACAATGTATTTTGCAAAGTTTACAGCAATACGATTATCGGGTTTCCACTCTGGTTTCGGTTTTTTGTGAAAGATTGGGAAATCTGTTTCGTATGCATCTTGTAATTGTTTATACCGAAACATGCTTTCTGCAGCATGCCTTGCGATAAACCGACTCAACTTCGCATCTGTTAGTTCTTCGTCTGGCGATATCCTATAAATTTCTTTACGCATCATATTCCTCCTTTCACTTTTGTGTTTAGTCTTGGTTTCTGTTTTCGTTCTTCTTCGATTGAATAACGTAACATGGCCATTGCATCATCAAAAAATGGAACTGGCTCATCTAGATAAGTATTGGTTCTCTCATCTTTCCTCCACTTCCATTGCTGTATTTCTTTAATTGTATTTACACACGTTGGATAGATATGTATCCTATGTTGTTTCAAATAGTCAATCTGTGCGCTGACACTGTTCGGCTCTTTTTTTACTCCTTTTGCTCTGTATCCTGCTTTCTTCCACATCTTGATACGATCTGGTTCCGCAGAATCACACCACATACGAAGCTTCTTATTGAATCTCCCTGCTGCCTTTTTGATAATTTCTTCTGTGTCCATTTCGTAGACATAAAGTTCCTGACATAAGTACAGATCGCCATCTTTGAATCCAACCTCCCCAATACAGTTTGCATGGTTAAATCCAAAGTCCTGTGCATTTACCATGTAATCAAAGCGTTCTGGTGTACGATCAAATTCTTCTATGACATAATTTTTAAGGATTAATCCTGCAACTTCTCCCCATTCGCCTAGACCATAGACTCTATATCCTTCTGGATCTACTTCTTTACGTCTTAACATTCGTCTGTGGTATGCTTCATCAATAAATCGGTTCTTTTCGTAAGTTGACTGGTGTGTCAGTACGTCAGAATCAGCACGATCAAAGAACACTTTCTTGATCCAGTGGTGTGCTGACACAGGGTTAAATGTCATCCTAATCTGATAGAACTGTCCTTCTGGCAATTCGCCTCTCAATCGGTCATCAATGATCTCAAAATCTGACTGTGTGATCTCTGTCGCTTCTTCTATCCAAACATCTGTTAGCTTTCCTCGTTTGAATGTGATTGATTTCAGCTTTTCTCTCTGTCTTTCGTCGTTTACACCTCTGAATATGATCTGATTGTGATTACTCTTGCATTCTATGATCATATTTGATGCATTGATGTACCAGTATCGTTTATACTGTTCTCCAAACATACGAAAAATAGCACCCTGCAATTCTGCAAAAGTGCTATCTCTATTCGTTACATCTGCTTTTCGAACACATAAAAGATTACGACCAGAATCGCTCATGAGTCTCAGGATATAATGCTGTGCTGTATCCATACTCTTTCCGGATCCGGCAGAGCCTTTCATCACAATGTATCGTTTTTTGCTACGATCAATCTCTTTGAAGCAAGGATTTGCCTGTACTTTTATGTTCATCCAGTATCATCCTCACCATAATCGATTGTAATGTTCAGATTCATATCAACATCTGTTTCGACTTTATCTGTAAAAAGTGCATATCGCTTGCCAAGAAGTTCTGCTGCTTTATTTGCGTCTGATAATTTGGCAGGTATTTCAATAATTTTAGGTACTTCCTTTTCGACTGTTTGCTTTCTCATTGTTCCTTTTTTGTCTGGAGCATATACTGATTTTTTTTCTTTTATTGTTACTACAATACATTCTTTTTTCTCTCTACGCATTGTTGCCGTGAGATATCTAAGAACTTCGTCTTGATCAGCAATCAATTCGTCTTCTTTTTCATCCATCCGTTCTTTTATATATTTTTGAATGTCATCTTTTGTCATGTTTTTTTCTGCAATTTGCCTTGCGCTTCTTTTTGAATATCCTGCTCTAATTGCTGCCTGAGTAGCATTCAGATCAATCAAATATTCATCGCAAAATCTCTTTTGTTTTTCTGTTAATGCCATCAGGCTCACTCCTTTCTTTCAAATGGACCTCCAGGGACTCGAACCCTGGACCGATCGGTTATGAGCCGACTGCTCTGACCTGCTGAGCTAGAGGTCCTTATGCCGGATTGCTCCGGCTTTTATTCTTCTGTGTGGCATGTATTTGTCAGCTTCTTATACACGTCCTCATATAGCTCCTGTTTGTCTCCGTTATACGTGTATTCTGCGTAGATGCCGTCACCGCTTACTGTAGTAGATACTAGGCATTTGTAGTTCTGTAATGTCTTGCAGCTCCATACTACAAATACATTGCTTAAGTCAATCGGCTGAATGTCATTAGGTTCTTTGTGAGTGTTATCGCTCTTGTTATACCAATCAACCATTTTTCTCTTACAAACACTCTGAAAGTGATCCATTCCTGTAATGATCATTTTGTTCTCCTTTACTCAGACATCAAATCTACTTTTTCAATTGCTGCTCTTGCTTCAAGCACTGCGATATATTCAGACATTGCTCTGATCTGCATATTGTAAATGCTACGTGGACAAGTTGGTTCAAATTCAAGTGCTCCATCATCCCACTTCTTAAGCATTCCATGTAATCCTTCATAACGAATTACCAGCTGATTATATTCTGCCTTGAAACGTTCTTTATAATCAGGACTTATCATTCCAATAGCTGTTGCCGGTAATTTGTTTTTGTCGTATTCGATATAATCAGCTTCGAACATTTCTTTTGGTAACCACTGCACATGTCCATTCTCATATTTCATCAAATATCCTTCATCCGATGGATCTTCGTCTGCAGGAATCTGCCATCCTCTGTAATCGTTATAATCACCTCTTGTCATCGGTTCTGCTTTAACGATTTTTGTTCCAATATACTGTTTCATTCGTTACCACCCTTTCTAAATTTACGCATAAAAAGACTCGGGGTCCGAAGATCACCCGAGTTCATTCAACTTACAAGAAGAGTATCAATATGAAGTATCACTTCATCTAATCGCTCTAGTCTATATATTAAACTATATTTGCACGACAGTGGGCGACATTTATTCATTTTCTGCAAAAAATCTTTCATTTCTCTTCTGCAGGTTCTTTTCATTGTACGCAATTCTTCTTTTAGGATGCATAGCATTCATTCTGTAGGCAACCTGTGTCCATGTCATTCCATCAATATAATACAATCTAAATATCGTCCTCAATTCGCTCTTCTTGATACTGTTTATATATTCTTCCGCTTGATTCATGAGTTCCAGAAGTTCATTCTCTTTTTCTACCAACATAGCTTTTCGCTTATTAAGCAGCATCTTCTTTCTGCTAAGTTCTGATACCGGCATACCTTCCACTACAAAATGCTGGATTCCACCCATGCCGCCGCTTACTGTGTCTTTTACCGTTCCTTCTTCCTCAATCCTTGCAATCTGCTTTTCTGTTTGCAGGATTCTTTTTCTTATATCTTTTACTTCTTCAATCATGTTTTTGTATTGGATCAGTACGTTCTTGTCCACGTTTTCCCTCCTGTTACGATTTATTATCTGCTGCCTTATCCGGTCTGTCATCTCCTGGTACTCTTGTTTGTATTGCACCCGATCGGCACAAATGCCCATGCAGATTATCTCTGCACAGGCTTTGCATGGATCTACCATATCTTTCTTCCACCTTTTTGCTTCATCAGGTTTCTTTTGTAGAACTTTCCTCTAGTAGGTGAATAGTATTTGTCTTTATCTTCTTTCTTTTTCTGTCTGATCGCCTGCATACTTAACTTCCATGCAGCAAATTCAGTACACTTTCTTCGGCATTCAACTCGTTTTTCTCTTTCTCCTCCGTGATCGCATTTAAGGCACGGACAATCTTGGTATCCCATTTGTTTTTTCCTCCGTCTTTGTTTTCTTCTGGTTCCTTTTCTTTCTCTTGCATTTCTATTTTTTGCTCTATTATCGTCATTTTTTCCCATACATTATCTATTTCTTGTTTTGTTAATGCTTCTCCAACCGAAACTGCCATTAATACCGTTAATATTAAAAACTTTAGGCTTTGGTATGTATTCTTTTTGTAATCATTATAAAAGTGCATTCCTGCATCTATTACCATTACTGTAATAAGTACTTTTATTAATAAATCGTTCATTTTGTCTCCTAACATTCGATCTTAATTTTGCTCAATTTCCTTATCTTGTCATAACTCATCCCTCCTATATATAATTCAGTCCGTCCGGCTGATCTCTGTCCGCATATGTGATCATCTTTTTACGTCCTGTCGCTTAAGATCATCCCGAAACCCACAACTACCACGACTATTACTGCGACTTTTTTAACAACAATCTTAGGTTGTTTGTTACTACGGACAGAGATCAACCGGATGCTTCATTTTTTTCTTGGCTTGCAGCAAGCAACTTGTTGAATGTATCACTCCTTTTATTCAATAATAATAGGCTTTATATCTACAACATCGTAAAAATTAGGTTTTGCTCCAATCTCTTTAATATAGTCTTCTACTAGATCTGTTAATTTTTTCTCGTATTTATCATATATTTCTTGTCTTTCTTCTATATCTCCTACGGACAAATCCCAATCTTCTGCATTATCTCCATAGTCAGAATACATTGCATCTTGTACATCTTCTAACACTCTGTCAAACCACACTCCGCAACTAATATCTGGTTCTATACATTTCCCGATGTAAATCATTTGTCCATGCTTAAATCCTTCTGATTTAGCATCCTCAATGCATTCTTTAATTGAATCAAACGTCCCTTTATAATCTTCTGAGAAAATTCTATCTCTTTCCCATGCATACAATACTTCTTTATCTGAATCTGTCATGTTCTTCTTCCTTTTCTACTTTTTTAGTTTTAAATATTTCGATTGCCAGTACACTATTTTTCATTCCATCTCCAACATATTCTATATTTACATCTAGTCCTTTTTCTGCGAGATACTCTGGAATTCCGAAGCTTACTCCGTGAGTGTACATGTGAATCTTTCCTACTCTGTCTCTAATCGTTCCCATTATTTTCTTTCTCCTATTCGTATCTTCCAGCACTTGATCCGTACCGATGCCATGATGTTGCTTTCTTAACTTTTTTCTTTTTCCTCTGCAAAGTTTCTCTTTCAACTTCATCGATCACATCATATCGATATTTACTATCCCAGTATTCTATCAACTGTCGGCTGATTCCTGTTTCTCTTGCCATCGACTCACAGGTAATTCCGTCATAGATCATATTTTTTACGATACTTTTTTTGTATTCCTCACTGTATTTTTTACGGTCTACTTTAGGTACTTCTTCATCTTTGTACTGTGCTACCCATCTTTTTAATGTTCCAACACCAATTTCTGCTTTATCTGCAAACTCTTTTCGTGACATTCCTGATGCTATAAGAGCTCTTACAATTCCTCTTTTAAAATCTTCTGTATACTGCATATTTTTGTTTCAGACAGCTTAGTTCTCTACCTGATCCAATGCATTATCCGTGATCATTGTTCTGTTTCTTTTTGCCTGATCGTATAATTCATTGTGATTCTTTTTTGGGTTTTGTGATTTGAAAAATAATTGTAAAAACTAAATCTAGTATCGTTAAAAAAATTTACATTTAAAAGAATCTGAAAAAATATGTTTGTGATCGTTTTACTTGTTAATAGTTACTAAAGAATCTTAATCAGGCAGGGAACTAAGCTGTCTGTTCTCCTTTCCGCCTGCTGCCTTTTCGGCAGTAGGCTAATAGATCTTTGTTTCTTATGCGTTTTAATAGTTACTTGTGGTATATAAAATCAGCATTGCTGATTGTGCACGTTATTTGGTAACATTTCTTATCTTTGTTAATTCTTCTATGTCTTTCTCTCCTTTCACGCTTATATATCAGCTAATGCTAATATGCAATAATCTTCTTTTAATCCTGCGAATCCTTCCAGAATATAGGTGATCTCCTTTTCAATCACTCTTCCTGTCGGTTCTCCATTGTCCATTTCTCTAAGTTCTAAGATATCTCCAATTTGATAATCTCTATCATTTTTCCTTAATTCGAACGATTTTCTTCCCAATCTTACATCTTCAAAGAACATTTTTGCTAATTTCAATTTATGTCTGCGATCATCCATAACTGTTTCCGGTACTTCTACCTTATTTGTCTGCTCAATTTCAACTTTCAAATCTTCTGGAAGATATTCTGGAAAATCTTTTTCAATGCTTGTTTGGCCAACAACTTGTTCTTCTTGTTGCGATGTCGCAACTGGCTTAGATTCTGCTTTCGTCGGCTTTTTCTCTACTTTTTTTGGTTCTGGTTTAACTTCTTCCTCTATCTCTCCGTATGTAGCTTTCCATGGATCAGCAGCCCCTAAATCAAATGCCTGATCATATTCATTTAAGATTTCGCTCCAAGTTAGCTCCTGCACTCCGGATACTCCCATCGTTCGAACTGTAATCTTTTCATCTTCGAACTTGATCACCAAGACTCCTTTTTTCATTAACCGATATCCTTCAGGAATGACTGCTGCCTTGATATCGTCAATGCACTTTGCGTTAGCAATCTCAATCAGCTCTTTTCTTCTGTCTGGCGATGCATACTCTTTTCTTAGGACCTCTTGAAACTTTGTTAGAACTTCATTGTCTTCTGCTGCCTTTTCCATTCGCTTAATCTCTCGAATGTCTTTTATACTTGTCTGATTTGTGATCAATACATAATCTTCTGGATCCATCGTTAGCATTTCAGATAGTCGGCTTTTCCCTAAACCAATGAACTCTTCTCTTAATTCCAGACTATTCCCACCAATGCTGTATTTATCGTTGATCGCCATGAATCGGCTTGTTGGAGATTTTGTTAATCCAAGTTCTTTTTCTGCAAATTCATAGATTGTATTGTATCCATCCTGTCTGTATGCTTCTGTGTCTCTGATCTGCTTTAATCTATAGCCGATCGCTACAAAGCTCTCTGCCAGGTGGTTAAGTCTTCTTTTGATGTCCTCTTTGATACTGATATATTCGTTTAGTGTGATCTGATGATATTCTTCCATTACGCTGCCTTTCTTACTCTCTTAATCAATGCGTTGTGAAATTGTCTCACAAACTGATCTATTTCTTTCGGTACTGGATTATTGTGTAGATTATTGTATGCTCCACGATACTGTATAATTTCTAAGTTTCTAACTTCCATTGTGTAGTAACTAGTATCTTCTTCTCCCTGTTTCCTGATAAACAGAATGTCTGTTTCTCCTTCAGCTACTTTTTCTGTGTAAGTTCCTACGCAATGGTGTAAGTTTCGTCCTTCTTCCGCGATCTCTTTTAGAGACATCGGAACTATGATTTTATATTTGCTCGTCTCATAGCTGTACAATGCTTTCAGTTCTTGGATTCTTTGCTGATATTTCTTTTCTCTTATATTGTCTCCTTGAATCTTCATGATCTTTGTCAGATCATCATGCCTGTCTTTTAATTTTCTCGGAAACAGTACAGCTTTATCCTTCATGTTATAGCCTAAGTCTTGTGCCATTTTCAAATAATCCAGCCATATCCCTGCATCGTGTCCCTTGCGTGTGTAGGTTGCTATTTTCTTAATCGTTGTGAACGTTCTCAATGCTATTAGATGATGCCCTGCATTGGATAATGCGATAATTTCATCGTCTGTCAGTTTTCCATCTGGATCATTTCGTAACACTCTAATCTCGTCTCTTCCAAGATCATAATCTCTTGCTTTTCTCATATTTGCTTTCGTAAGTCCTAAAACTTCGTTAAGCTTTGTGCCCACATTTAAAAATCTGTCATAGCTCCATAATTGTCTTGTCAGTTTCCGCATGTTTGCTTTAATTACAAGTTCTAACTGTGGGTGCTGCATATAATTTTCAATGATCATTTCATACTGTTCCTGTTTGCCCTTCCAGGATGCAACGACATCGATGCCGCTATGTTCTAGGTATGTATCCTTGATTATTTGTTTCAAATTCTTTGGATAGATCCTTGCCTTTCCTACATTCATTGCTCCTGTATCATACCAGTAGGCTTCTTCTCTTGGGTCTTCTGCAAGTCCATTAAATAACTTGTAATTTTCTTCTATGAACCAAATAAAACGATCTGCTATTCTTACACTTTCTTTATTTTCTGCAAACGACTTTTTCTCTACCAAGCTTTCTATTGCGGCGATTCCGATGTTTGTTTTTTGGAATCTTACCACTTTGATAGAATCTTCAATATACGATTGTAGTCCTGCTGCCTTATATATGATCCTCTTTCTGCAGCTTGGGCAAGTTCCTCTTTTGTTGTGTGCTATCTTTTGTTTCCTGCGGTCTAGTTTTACCTTTTGTCCACACTTTCCACAGAATCCTGTTGATTCCTTGTAAAACAGATAAGATTCCATTTGCTTTTCTGCCCATTGCCTTAAGCCTTTTGTAATCGGTCTGATTTCTTCCGATTTCTCTTTGATCTTCTGCATTCGTTTTTCATGACGCTTTTCTGATTTTTCACTATTGATCCTTTCTTCAATTTCGTTGATCTGTTTGTTTGGTTCTGTTTCTTTCCATCTCCAATCATTCTTTCTGTTTTGTTTATAAAAATCAGATAACTCCTTTTTCTCTTTCTTACTCAATTCCAATTCTACTTTAAATTGATCATCACTGTACTTCCACCAGCTTTCTAAACATTTTGTATTCCACCCAACACCTTCAATGTAATTTGCGTATTCATTTTCCCTTAAGCAGATTCTTGCATTGATATTATTTGTCTTTCCGTCAATCCATTTCCCATCGATTATGAAGCAGTCGCCTAATCTATGAATCTTTTTCTTTCCGAAGAACGGTATCTTTTCTATTGTTTTCTTTTTCATGCTCTTGCACCTTCTTTGTAATATCTTCCAACAATCTCAAACACGTCTTTATCTCTCATAGCTACGCAATTGCTTCCAGATTTTTTCATCTTTCTTGCTTCATTCTCTGCTGCCTTGTATGCATCTGTTAACTTCTTTCCTTTTTTTCGGATGGCAATCGCTAAATCTTGATCTTTCTCTGCTTCAACTTTTAAGAAATTGGCAATGGATTCTAAATATCCATTCTGTCCCTTTTCCTTTCTTACTTCCATGTCTAGCTTTCCGACTGCTGCCATTAGCTGATCAGTGACAAAATCAATCTCTCCATCCCAAAACATCTGCGCTAATTCAGCATCTATGCCGTTTTCAGCACATAACTTGTCCAGATTTTCCCTTTCTCCTTCTTCCTTTAGGCTTCTGGCCACATCGTTGATCTCTTCTGCTGTCTCCATCTCTCCATATATGTCAAACATAATCACACCTCCTAATACAATTTACCGCCCATGATCGCACGTACTGCATCCTCTGGCTCGTATTTGCCACCATAGTTTTTTGCACTTTCCAGACGTTTATATAATTTCTTCTCGCTTCTTCGATTCATCGGACAGCACAAGTGCACGATTTCTTCCGCAGTCTTTCTTTCTGTGCCTAATTCATCAAATAATGCTTTCTGGACACCTCTTTTCAGAAATACATCGGTTTCTCTGCACATATGCGGACCTCTCCGCCCTTTATGTAGACCTGTTGGAAGTTCAATAATGTTATAATAAAAATCACATCCACCCTGGCTTCTGAATACAATGTGATGCTTCTCCATAATCCCAACTTTTTCATCATCTTTGATTTCACCCAAAAACGCTTCTAACTCATATATTTCCATAGCTTTAATTTATCCTCCAGTTTATCTTTACATTCATAACGCTCTAACAGATCACTATCAGCTGTTACATGATTTGTCTTCTTGAATATATAAACTTCTTTCCACAGATCCGCGTTAGCGATCTCTTTCCCGGCTTTTGTTTTCCAGTCATGTTCGGCATATACTCTTGCTGCTTTTAACATACGTTCAAAGTAGTCGCAATCCGCATGAATTCTTATTTCATAAGGTTGATTGAGTTTTATTCTTCTTAGTGCTGTTACTGCTGCCTTAATCGTGATTCTGTTGATCGTAGTTTCCTTATCTCCACCAGTTACATTTAACGTATATGGTTTTCCATCTGCTTTTATAAACTCCAACACTGCTTTAAACACCGCTGGCCCTTTTCCTCTGCTGTGTGACAGAGCATATATGTAAATGTCTATTTGTTTCATTCTTTTTTCCACCCATTTCGTATCTTTACCTGTATATATCTCAAAAATTGATATCCATCTTCTGTGAATCCAGAATATATACTTTGCTGATCAATGTAATATCCTTTTTTTGCCTTTGGTTCTCTCTTGAAAAACTTTCTTTCCAGGATCACTCTTCTTTTCGGTATTGGGATTCGCAAATTCTTTGATATTGAGTATCTTCTTGGTAATTTTTGACCTTTTTCAGTTACTTCTTTGATCAGATAGGAGGCTAGTTTTCCATACTGACCCGTATTGTCCAATAAGCTCACATACACAGCTCCGTGTGGCCAACATTCTCTTAATGTGAGGCTATCTATTGAATTGATCACCAGATGATGATGCCTTGCTCCTCTTTTTCCAATTTCAAAAACATGAACAAACTTTAATTCTTTCCCCTGTTTCCTAAATTCTGTTCGAAGCTTTCTTAAGAACTTTTTCTTATCATCTTTCATCTGGTCATAATCTGGTTTCGTGCCTGCATATGATAAACAAATATGCATATCTCCGCCTTTAAAATTCTCATTCAACAGCCATCTTAGTTTATCTGTTGCATTTCTTACATTAATCTTATGTTGAGACTCTTTTGTCTTTTTTTGCTTCTTCTGTCTTTTGCATCCTTTTGGATGTACTCTATGACAGTAATACCTTAGCGTCTCTATTGTTCTCCCTGCTCTTACTGTCTTTTCTACATAGCCCATTTCTATTCTCCTGTGTTCCAAACTTAATACCTTTAGCAAGTCTAAACAGCGGTATTTCAACCGCTATTCTTCTTGCTTTTATATGGAGAACTTGATATAATATAAATGTGCAATTTGTTGCATTTAGAATCTACTTTTGGTCGGGTGGGTTCTTTTTTTATGCTCATTTATCATTTTCTCAAGTTCTTCCGGATCTTCGCAGATATCTTCATATCTACCAAGTTTATTTACTACATCCCCAACTAAACAATTATTATCCTGCTTAATCATTGATGCTCTGTATGTACTACTTTTGTGATTCTTCATTGTTAATCTCATTTAAATCTTCCTCTTTCATGTCCATCTCAAACGAACTCATAACTTTAGATGCAAAACATAAAACTTTCTTACCTGTATCATCTAATTGATTTTCTAATTTATCTGCCAGAAAGTTTAATGCTGCTATCATGTAAGGTGCTGTACGATTTGTCATTGGTGTCACTCTATCTAACATATCATTTGCAATTTCATTACAAACTTCTACAATTCTCTGTTTTCCTTCTTTGTTTTGATTACATAACATATAAAGGGTTGCTTCCATTACCTTCTTGTCCAAATTGAACATATGCTCTGCTTCATTTTCTCTTGTTTCTTTTATTAACTTCTTTACATACAGATATGTTGCGATTTCTCTTTCAAGCAACGCAAGTGCTGCCTGGTTGTTAGATTCCTGAATGATTCTTTCAATATGTCTATTTTGAATACCGATTCGTTCATCAATCTTTTTTAAAATTATCTTTTCATCAATCATCTTTAGCGATCTCCTTTATTTTGTCTGCCCATAACATTGCGGTTCTAAGACTTTGCAGTATGTTATATAAATTTTCTGCTTCTGATTCTGTGATTCCACAAAATTCTATGCCATCTTTTCCTTCTACTTCTCCTATGATCAGCGCATTTCCCTTGATCATGTGTCTATGCTTATCTGTTTCATACAGTAAACAAGCTAAAGAATTCACTTCTGCCGTTGGATGAAATAAATACTCTTCATCCACTAACATACTCGCTCTTCCATTCACTTCTCTTCCGTTACTTTTGCAACAATCTGTATATATTCCGATTAATTCATATAATCTAACTGGCCAGACTCTTTCTACTAGATCACATTCTTCTCCAATTATTTCTCGAAGCTTTTCCATCTGCTCACTGATTGTTCCTTCTGGATAATCCAGTATCTGAACTTGATTCTCTGAATTACAAATAAGTCCATCTTTAATCAGGATCATTTTTCCTGTTTCTTTTTTCTCGTCTTTGTGATATAATGTGTTTGAGTTATTTTTATATTGTGTCGTGGTATTTGCCGATTCCATGGCACTTTTTTTATTTTCTTTTTTCATTTCTCTTCTCTCCTTTTATAAAGTCAATTTGTCAAGCATATAATTCATTAGGTATTTCCCTATTTTGGTTTTCCCAAAAATTCCTATGATGATTGCACTGCATGTCATGTACATCATCAGTACGATTCCTGTATACATACCGATACCCTCTTTCTTTACATTGCTTGTCCTCCCTGCCCGGAATTTCACCGGGCTGTTTTTTTCTCTTTGGCTCCAATGGCTCTGATCACTGTCACTGCCATCATTTTTTTCTGCTCTGGTGTAAGTTCTCTGACCTCTTTATCATTCACGAATCTTCTTACTTTGTATTCTTCCATGATCTCATCTCCCTTCTCTTTAATTTATTTCTGCCCGCTTGTCTTTTATGCTGCTGTTGTTGGTTTGTTTTCATCCATTTTCTGACGTGCAGCCAACATCTTAATACTTGCCTGTAGAATCACCAGAGACTGGTAATCTAATTTTTCAAGATCTTTGACTGTCTTTTCATATAACGCTTTGTCCTTTTCTGTCAT